GAGCCAATTGTTCAGCTGCTGCGGCATATACTGACTGCACATACTGCCATTGGCGGGTCACTGTGCCGGTGTTGTCTAACTGGAACAACCAACGATCTTCGTTGTTTACTCCGTCAACATTAATATTCACAGTTCGGTTGGGAATACGTTCAGCTAGGTTGAAATCTTGATTCTGTAATACACCTTGCTTGAAGTAGAAAAAGTATCCTGTATTGGCTGCTGCATAACCCAGTGAATCATTACGGAACAACATGTTAAAAATGCCGCTGGGTTGTGGCGCTGGCTCAAATATAAACGGTGATGTTGCTGGTGTTCCTACTGATGTGGCGTTCACTGCTTCAAATGGCATGTTAACCCCATCCACCGTGGCTGTGTAAGGCAGCACTGGTAAAAATCCAGGAACCAAGTTGATTGAATATTCAGACGTATCCACACCCACAATAGTTTCGCGATTGCCTGGGCGACCAACTCTTTGTGTATCCACTAATGCTGCATTGATAATAGCTGTGAACTGCTCTAACCAGTTAAAATTAGTAGGATCGTTCCAGTTGATTGTGACATTAGCTAAATCTATACCATTGAAATCTGTAACATTTTCTGTAGTTTGCACAGAAAATACCTTGAGATAGCCGCTGGCAGCGGTGTTTCTTTTGGGTGTGTAACTTACTAGATTGGCCAGTCGAACCACACTGTCTCTACGCTCGGCTGTGTCTATGTAGTTTTCTCTGGTGTTAAGATCATTACGAAAGCTCATGGCCTGTCCCATGAATGCTATTACATCTAGTAGTGCAATGAATTCTGAACTTTCAATGTAATCATTAAAGGTCTCAGGGTAATACTGGCGCAGATAGTCTACAAAACTTTTGCGTAAGGTTTCAAAGTCGTAACTTTGGAAATCCGCTTCTCTGTAGGTCTCGTAGATGCGTTTCCAATCTTCTACTCCGAATATAACTGTTTGTCTAGTAGTGGTTGCCATGATCGTCCGTTGTTATTTGTTATTTACCGAATATATAAACGGCTACGTTTATACAAACGAAGCTCTACGTTGTTGTTGATCAAAGAACACACTCAGCAATTGAGAATCAGTATTAGGAACAAACTGCACTTCAATTTCGATCAACACGCCATTTTCTTGTGGGAATAAATTTATATCTGTGACTGCCACTCTGGGATCGCCGCCAGCCACACGCTGCACTTCTCGCAAGATAGCAGCCATAGTAGTTTGATCTTGGCTTTCAAACAAAAAATCCCAAAGTATAGTACCGTATGCAGGACGCCCCGGCAGTTGGCCTTGCCAGATGTTAAAAGCGTTTAAGAGGTCACGCTTGATTAACTCTTGGTCTACTAGAGTAAACTTCTTGTATTGATCTTGTGTGTTGAATCCAATGAATGTAGGCATGTTGATATTTATCCATTGGATTCCAGTAGAGATTTACGCTGCTGGTACAAAGTCCGGTACAGGTATTTTGCTATTGCCGATGATTGCGGATACTGCTTGATTTATAGTTTGTCTATTCACTGTGTTTGCAGCAGGTGTAGGTGTCACAGTGCCTGCTTCGAGAGGATTGCCGCCGCCACCTAAAAAAGAACTAGCAAAAGAAAAAACTTGTGCAAACTGTGCAGATTGTGCAAAACCATCTATCACAGACGACAATCCTGGTACTGATGGTATTCCACCCGATAGCAAACTACCTGCACCACCCGATAACAAACTGCCTGCACCACCTGATAGCAAACTTCCTGCGCCACCTGATAGCAAACTTCCTGCGCCACCTGATAGCAAACTACCTGCACCACCCGATAACAAACTGCTCACATTGCTGCCTAACCCGCTGGTTATTGCACTTGTGATGCCCGATGCACCGGTGGCACTGGATAGCCATTCGGTAGCAGTTCCCGACCCAAACTTTGTTGCTACATTTACCAAAGGACCTAATTGTGTTGCTGATTCTAGTCCGGTGATTGTGCCCAGTTGTTTTAACTGATCAAAGTTTGTGCTCATCAATCCTTGTTGTACTGACGTTTGTAAACTGCTGCTGCCGAGAACAGAAGAAATATCTGTAGCTCCTAGTTTGCCTGTCCAACTGGTAGGGCTTGATAATATGCTGGTGAACTTTGATGGGTCTAAATTGATTTGCTCAGCTAATCCTGGTTTGATCAACCCCGACAGTTGTAATTGATCAGCACTGAGTCCAAATTGTCCTAGTCCTTTGGAATTGGTAATTACATCCGTGGCCTGATTTACTGACGCAGCAGTTTGCGCTACCAAGCCTTGTATCTGTGTAGACCCAATGGATCCAATTGTTTGTGCGGCTGTTCTGGTATTAACAAAGTCGCTGGTGGTTATAGCATTAGGTACTGGTAAGCCAGTTAAATTTGGCAAATTGATGTAATTGCCTATTTGTTTTGTTAAACTTATGGCTTGAGGACCCAACTGTGCCAACGCAGAACTTAGGCCTCCGGCTGATTGAGTCACTGCATTAACTAACCCGCCCACTGGTAATCCAGTCAGCCCACCTGTGGATGTTTGTTGAGAGAACACTGCTCGTGCTTGTTCAGCTGTGGCAGTAGAAGGACCTTGTACTTCATATATTGCTCCGTCGGGACCAGTGAATGTAAAGTTGCTCATGATTTTCTTATGATACTCCAGTTTGTAGGAACTGGTTCTGCTGCCGGCGGCGGAGTTGGTGCGCCAGACCCACCAAGATTCACGTCTACTGCCACACCTTTGTTATGATACGGGTATGGCTCGTGAGTAGGAGCACGAGTAACAATACTTTCCAAAGACTTGGGTTTTACTTTCCAACCAGTTGAATTATTAAATTCAGTATCATCCAATGTTGTTTTGGGATACAGTTTAGGAGTCTTGACTGACGTTGCCGGCAGTCCATTTAGATCTATTCTTGAACCTTTGAGTCTTAACGAAGCACCGCCGTCAAATGATCCTGTTGTTTTGCTTTGCAATGCTAATGATCCGTCGGCTTTTATGCCCACAGTTGATTGGCCATACAGTACCATTTCACCTTGACTGGCTATGTTCATAGTGCCCACTGCACCTATATTAGTGTTCTTGTTTGATTTCATACTGAGATTGCCGCCAGCATACATATTGATGTCTTTGTCAGCATGCAAATTGATTGTACCTTGTGTGCGAATATTTACAGAATTAGTAGAATAAACATCTACGGTGCCTTCTTCTCCAAACTCCAACCATGTCTGACCATTGGCATGAATGATCTGAAAGAAGTTTTCTGAATCATTCATCATGATCTGATGGCCTTTGGATGTTCGCAATCTAAACAAAGCGTTCTTGTTTTCTAAGTCGCCGTCGTCCATTACCAAAGTATGTCCACCTTTACGGCCAATCACTGTGACATCTTGAGGTTTAACTGCACCAGTGCTGAGTTGCTTGCGTATGGTGGCAGGATCTAATCCACCCTGATAAATTGGTTGCCCTGGCGTGGATATTCCGTATACTGTGCTTGGACTTTCTCGTTGTGCATTAGAGATAATAGGACCACGTTCAGTATCTTTGTCCAGCCCCTGCTGAAAAAATATAGCTGCTTGATAACTGTGTACAGGTTTAGGCTGATCAAAGAATCGTGGATTCTGATCAACTTCTTTGTTAGCTGTGTTGATTTCAGTAACTGGCAGTTGCGGTGCGTCAACAAAGTATGCATCTTGAGTTTTGTTTTGTGTTACATACTGGGCTTTGTTAGCAGCGCCAATGGCTGGTAACATGTGATTTAAACTGTTGTCAATCACACTGCCAACATAGTAGCCTTGATCAGGGTCGCCTTCGACAAAGAAACACATAACTGATGTTCCAATGTCTGGAGGAGTGAACCACATGCCATAACTTTGTTGATTGCCCGGATATGATCCTGCACCTGTACTGGTACTGTTTTTTTCTGTTACTCCATAAAATGGTGAAAGATATCGTACCCAACGCCAGGTTTCAGGATTGGTGCTGGGCTGACCTGTTGCAAATTGTTCAATGAACACTTGTAATCGACCGGTGCGAGTGGCATCAATGTTGTTGACGATTCGGCCAATGAACGGGCCCATCTCAGCAGGTGTGCCTCCACGATCAAACTTGAAATTCTTTGTTCTGCCCGACGCTTGATTTGTATTAGTTGCCATTACAACATATTTCCTTTATTGTGGTCCACCCTGATCATCATTCACAATACCCTGCGGCGGGTTTGAAGAAGCAACTGGAGTGTTGGCTCCGTTACCGTAAATGAACCCGCCGCCTAACACTGGTGGCGCTGGTGCTGGATTTACAACTTGTACACCAACATCCACAGTAGACGGTTCGCTAGGTCTAAGTTCTGCATTGTTGATTGATGCAATTGAATTAGGAGCAGCCGACGATTCAATATTTACTGCTGATGGAGCACGGTCTTGAACATTGTTGATGCTGTATACTGATGCTCCGGCTAGAAGTCCAGAAGATGCAACAGTTGCTGCCTGTGCAGGATCTTGAACATTATTAATACTGCCCACAGATGTTGTGTTGGTTGCTGGATCTGTTTTTCTACCTGTATCAGCAGCAGCCACTGCATTCTTGGCAGGAGTTTGTAACCAAGTACCTGTTAGTTCTTGACTGAACTTGCCGCCACGAAATTTACTTTTTACTCCGGTAGCCTGATAAGATATTGCTTGTTGAGCAAGACCAGCTTTGCCAGCTGGCCGATTTGCACCAAAATTGTTTTGTCCCGGATCCATTAATCCAGTGGTAGTGTTGTAATCTGTTGGCTTGTTCCAAGCAAATTCAAAATATGCTGCACTGGCTGTGGTGTTAATGCTGCCATCAGCAAAAAATGGTGACGTACTGAATTGACCTGGCTGTATGTTGGTAGGTGGAGGAATCCATGCAGGATCTCCCAGTATGTTCAGTGCAATAGTAGCAGTGTCTACAGTGTAAAGATAATCAGCAGCATTGGCACCTGGTTCAAATGTATTGCCGTCACTGCCTTGTCTGGCTTGATTGCTAGCAGGCATGTATCGTTTTTTCCATTGCTCTCTGCTGTTCACACGACTGGCAGTAGATTCATTGCCAGCTCTCACAGATGCATCGCTAGTTAATGCTTGCGTCCATGCATTGTTGTAATTTTGTTCAAACTGTGTGACTTGAGAATTTTGCCCAGTGAACCAGTAATTGTAAACCTTATGCACACCTCTAAAAGAACTGTTATCAAAGTATTCACTCTGAACAGGAATTTGATACGGTGCAATGATGTAAGTCATTCTGTATGCAAAATCATTCTGCTTGGGATCATACTGCAATTGTTCAGCTTGACATGAAATATTAAACCACGCAAAGTTTTGTGCAGGTTTTCCGTTGTATTTCCATGAATTGGTTTTTACATTCCAAACTACTTTTTGCTGATCTGTAATGTAGTTGCTGTTACGCAATACTGTGTCAATGAACTGTATGATTTGCTGACCTGCCGTGGCGGATCGCTGGCGCACCGCTGGACTCATATTTTGTTTTTCACTCAGCAGCTCATCAGCAGCAGTAACCTGTAAAGATCCGCCGGCAAAACTTTTATCAAATGCCTCAGGTGGGACCACGCTGGCATTGCTCAACAATGGATCAACAAATTTGATTTCGTATATGTCAGGTATTATTTTTTTAGATTTGGCTATGGCGCCCCAGTAAGCATTGAGTGCTGCAATCAATCCAGTACCTACTTGAGTGGCTCCAGGTTTAGGAGCAGCATCAGCTTTGGCTGGTGCAAGCCCTGCCGCTGCATTAGACATTGCATTTTCGTCGGGTTTGCCGCCAAATCGTGTTCCTGGTAGTAAATTATCAGCCATATTATCCTCCTGCCCATCCATTGTTGCCAGTAGCATCTAGTATTGCTTGAGCTCGCTGTTGAGGATCTTGTATGTTGTTACTGCCCGGTGGAGATGTTTGTATAGGAATACCATTTCTAACTTGATCGCCTGCGGCCTCACTGGCTGTTTGTTGTGCCACTGTACCAACCAAGATGTCCTTGACTGTGGTTCCTTGAAACTGGAAGTTTTGCGGAATACTGCCTCGATTGGTACTAAATCCTGTGGCGGTTCCTGGCACCACACCAGCAACTTGATATTCAACCAGCTTGTTGGCAACTTTAAAATCAATGCTAGTGATAGTAAAAGGAATAAATTTTTCCACTGCTGCTTGATTGTCTGTGACCCCAGCTCGTCGTGCAATGGGTTGTACAAGATTGCCATCCACATCGTACCCATAAAATCTTATTACCATCACATACATTGCAGCAGAGTAATTGGGTGTGGTGCCCGGTTTGACAATATTTTTCTTGCTGTACAAATCTGCCACAGCACTGTACAAATTATCCAATAGTGTAATTCCATTGGGTTCACTTATGGTAAACGTCAAATCACTAAATGTGGCTGCACCATTTGTTGCTGTACCTGCATAGGCCACATTGAATTCAAGATTGTCAATGTAATAGTCCAGTGGAAAAAATGGACTGCGTCCGTAACCTACTGTGCCTGATGTTTGTACAGTGGGATTAGTACCATTGTTTGCAGGCACCTGATTGTTGACCGGTGCTCCACCACTTTGTACCAGGAGATAATAACCTTCAAGATTTCTTTTTGGAGATTTGACCAACTTGTTATAAGTTTCAGGATCTATTAGATACCAACTGAGACTGTAGGTATAGCTGGAGTAAAAATCCAATATGTTATCTTGTGATACAATTTTGTTGGCTGCGCCACCGTACAGTTCATCCAGTCTATTTCGCACAGCATTGGTAGTAGGCTGTGCAGCATCATCACCTCGTGCTCCTACACCGCCTTGAGTGGCATTGTTGACTGGAGCATAGCTAGGCAATGCTCCTTGAGTTTGCAAGCTGTTGAACTCTGCTCGTTGCTGAGGATCCAAAAATGGCGGTGCAGATAATGGCCCCGACGGCTCAGGAGATGCAATAGCTTGGGTATTGTTCAGTGTTCGTGTTTCGGCGTCGGTACCAAACTCTAAATTACCTGTAGCTGGGAGATTGGCATTGGTATCTGCTGACGGCAGTTTTTCTGTGATACGCCCATCAAAAGTTTCAACTTTCTGCTGCGGTTCTGTTGCTGTGGTATTAGACTGATCATCTCGTGCTGTTTGAGCTTGAAATGTGGTGTCACCTGAACTACTAGGCGCAGCATTGAATTGAGTTTGTAAATTGGACAGGACCGTTTGCAGTTGTAGTATCTGCGCATTGTAAATTTCAATATCGGCAGCAGCCGCTGCTCGTCCCGAAGCTGATTTTGCATTTACCAGCAATGCCCGTGCTTCGGCTAGATTGATTTGATAATCAGCTATATTAGCCTGAACTTGTTTGATTTGATCAGCAATGGATGCCATGCTTAGAATCCTAATACACTACGTAATGTGGTTATTTTGGGTAGATAAATCTGCACACCTGCTTTGAAATCCAATGGGGGTGCAGCGAGTGTGTTAGGGTTGCGTTGATAGAACACCCACCAAAGTCCAGGGTTGTCATACAAATCCAAGGCCAACAGATCAGGTCTATACTGATATGTTTGGTTGATTTGCATGAGTCGATCATCGCTTTCTTTGGGAATGGCACGGTTGGCCATTACGTCCAAGAAAAATTGACTATACCCTGTGGTATAGTATGCACTAGTTGAGTCGTATGTGGCCATTACCAGAATCCTCCTTTGATCAGGTCACCATTGGCAAAGCTCTTGAGACTGAACACTTGACTGACCTGCGCCCGAGTTTGCATGGGCAATAGAGTTATTGTACAATCAATCTTGGTAGGCACATAAGTTGGTGAATTTTTGCCCAGAGTCGGCGGTGCCAATGGGCTTGAGATAGCACCTTTGTTGATACCTTGACTGGAGAATAAGTTTTCTAATCGTTTGATAGCACCAGTTATGGGATTGGTTGGCAAGTCTTGTCGTATTCGTCGAGTAGTCAAGTTGGTACCATTAATGTTGGTACTGCCTGCACGAATGTAATCTACGTCGTTGGGCAAGTTGTATTGAAAACTACTTACCACACAAGGATGTGCTGCGAACTGATATTCACCAAGTCCAGTTAGATATACCAGTGGTGGTGGAGCACCACGTTGCGCATCTTGACCATAGAACATTTTTGTCACTGATCTAAAAAAGTGTATCACTGCCAACATATAATTGGCTTCGGCTGTGTCCTGTGCTGTGAATGTTGCAGTAAGATTCACAGCATCTGTATAGCTGCTTTTGTAAAAGTACCCTTTGTAATTTGAGTGTGTGAGTGAATATGAATCATAATCAGCTTTGTATGACACATCAATTTTAGGCATGTAGGGAAATATCACCCCTCCAGTTTGAGCCAATGGTTGTAATATACCAGGGCTGGATGCATTGTACAAATAGTCAGCACCAGCAGCAAGACTAAGGCGCACACGCCAGTCACCGTTATTGACCAATTTGCGTTGAGCTTCTAATACTGCTTGTCGCTGTGCCAATTGTGTGCCAACCACAGCTTGTGAATTTTTATCAATAAGCCTGTTTGTTTCAGCTGCTGATTGGTTAGGCGTGGCGTCTAGCTCTAATCTGGCTAGGCGAGCTGTTTCAGCATCACTTTGTTCTACGTTCTCTGCTGCGTTAGCAGCTACTCTAGCATCTACACCTGTGGCATCATCAACAAACGGAAATGGTTGTGCTGCTGCTGCATTAGCCTCCACCTGGGCATCTACACCTGTGGCATCATCAACAAACGGAAATGGTTGTGCTGCTGCTGCGTTAGCCTCCACTTGGGCATCTACACCTGTGGCATCATCAACAAACGGAAATGGTTGTGCTGCTGCTGCGTTAGCCTCCACTTGGGCATCTACACCTGTGGCATCATCAACTAGCAGCGCAGCTGGCCCTAGTATAGGAGGCGGAGGTGTGCCTACAATTATACGTGGATCAACAACTGGTACTGCCGTGGCTGATTGCAAAGGAGATTGTGAATCTAATGCAATACTAGGTTGTACATAAGATACTTGTGTCAGGCCCGACGGAGCAACATCCCCGCCGGCGCCAGGTATTATTGCACCTGCATTAGAATTTGTGCCTGATCCGTACGAAGCAGCATCAGCACTAACACTCGACTGAGCAGCAGCGTCAGCCACTGATAGACCTTGTTGTATCAATTGATTGAATGTTGTTGCGTTACTTTTGATGTATGCCATGATAATTCCCTATCCTTTATTTACCCAAAAAATAAACCGCGCAGTTTATAACCGTTGACAAACTGAAAAAATGTGCTATAATAAATAATATTTTAAAGGATCCTGCCCCAATGGCAACCATTACAAGAGCAACACCAAAAACCAACTATTTAAATAATCGCGATATTCTCAAGGAAATTCACCTTAGCAAAAAGAATTACTGTGCTTTTAGAGATCCTGCGCTGGATCATCAATACGATATCATCCTGCCAAGTGTAAGCAAGATCAATCAAAAAAGCACAGCCGAAGCACGTAGAAACCGAGCAGATCGTATCAAACGTGAAACTGGTGAGATCATTGATCCCAAAAAAATCCCCAACACAGACATTGTTTTTCGCATTATGACCTGGGAACACATACCCATGGCACCCAAAAAGATCACCAAAGCAGCAGCTAAAAAACGCAAGTTAGAAGAGCTGTTGGAACTGGATGATCCTGTAGAGGAAGATCCACTAGCAGGACTTGTTGACGAACCTATGCTAGATCCTACACACATGCGGGTAAACTTCCCTCCGTTCTTTCATTATCGTGTGGATGAGAGCAAAGTTCCATTCTTGGTGGGCAAAAGTCACTGGAGGGGAGATCTTGAAACTGGAGAGTTTAGTAAAGATCACGGCGAGATGACTCGCACTCTGGCCAAGATGTTTATGAAACTGTGCGAAAGATATGCCACAAGGAGTAATTGGCGTGGATACACCTACAACGAAGAAATGCGGGGGCAAGCCCTGTTGCAACTCAGTCAGATCGGATTGCAATTCGACGAATCAAAATCGCAGAACCCTTTTGCGTATTATACTGCCGCTATCACTAATAGCTTTACTCGTATCCTAAACATTGAAAAGAAGATGCAGAACATACGTGATGACATTTTAGAAATGAACGGACTAAATCCTTCTTGGACTCGACAGAACGCTGGCAAACACAGCATGGAGGCCATGTCCGGACCGGTTGTAAGCTCGCTTGAAGAATAGTATAATCAAAGGATGAGTAATCTATTTAAAAAAGCTGCGATCTTCACTGACATTCACTTTGGGCTCAAGAGCAACAGTACAGTTCACAATGAAGATTGTTTGAATTTTGTAAAATGGGCCACGGCCAAAGCAAAGGAGCAAGGTTGCGAAACAGCCATGTTTCTAGGCGATTGGCATAACAATCGAGCCAGTCTCAACATTGTCACACTGAATTACAGTCTGCGAGCACTAGAGCATTTGAATGATAACTTTTCTAGTGTTTATTTCATTCCTGGTAACCACGATTTATACTATCGCGATAAACGTGATATTCAAAGTGTTGAATGGGCTAAACATCTACCCAACGTTGAAATCTGTAATGATTGGGTCACAGTCGGTGACGTGGTCATTGCTCCTTGGCTTGTGGGTAATGATTATAAACGTATCCCAAAGCTAAAAGGCAAATACATGTTTGGACACTTTGAACTGCCCGGCTATCTCATGAACGCCATGGTAGAGATGCCCGATCATGGTGAGGTACGCAGAGAAGACTTCAACAATTTCGAACATGTGTTTACTGGGCACTTTCACAAACGTCAAACCAAAAAGAATATCACTTACATTGGCAATGCGTTTCCGCACAACTACGCCGATGCTGGTGACGACGATCGCGGTCTTACCATCATAGAGTGGGGTAAAGATCCTGTGTATCATGCCTGGCCAGATCAACCACGATATCGTGTGTTAGGATTAGCCAACATCATAGACAATGCAGCCACATTGCTTGCACCTCGCATGCATGTTCGTGTAAACTTAGACATTGAGATTTCATACGAAGAAGCTAACTTTATCAAAGAAACATACATCCGTGATTTCAACCTGCGAGAGATGGCGCTGATTCCCAACAAGACCAGCTCTGTGGATGTGGATATGGCGCCGGGCGAAATCAAATTTGAATCAGTGGATCAGATTGTAACTGATCAAATTACCAACATCGAATCAGAGTTTTACGACAACAAGTTACTGCTGAAAATCTACCAAAATTTATGATCCACTTACGTGACCTTACAGTAAAAAACTTCATGAGTGTGGGGAACACCACACAAGCAATCAATTTTGATCGATCAGATCTAACTTTAGTGCTGGGCGAAAACTTAGACATGGGTGGTGACGGCTCACGTAATGGCACAGGTAAGACCACAATTATCAATGCCTTGAGCTATGCGCTGTATGGGCAAGCACTTTCAAACATTCGCAAGGATAACCTAGTAAACAAAACCAACGCCAAACACATGTTGGTCAGCTTGGATTTTTCAGTAAGTGGACAAAATTATCGAATTGAGCGTGGGCGCAAACCCAATGTGCTTAAATTCTATGTGAATCAAGAAGACAAAAGTTCTGATGACGCTCAAGGTGATTCGAGAGAAACACAAGAAGCAATTGAACGTGTGCTAGGTATGAGTCACGATATGTTTCAACATATTGTTGCACTAAACACGTATACACCGCCGTTCCTGAGTCTCAAGGCCAATGAACAACGCACTATCATTGAACAATTGCTGGGTATCACACTGCTGAGTGAACGTGCTGATCGTATCAAAGAACTAAACAAAGCAACTAAAGATTCTATTCAATCTGAAGAACTGAGAATTCGAGCAGTTCAAGAAGCAAACAAACGTATCGAAGAACAAATACAAAGTTTAGAAAAACGTCGCACACTATGGATACGCAAGCAAGCCGAAGATGTGGCTGCACTTGCTCAAGGCATTAGTGATCTTGAGCATATCAACATTGATGCTGAAGTGCAATCACATAGAGATCTTGAAGCGTATCATGTGCGTAAGAAATCTGCAGATGATGCAAATCGATGGATCAAGCAAATCAATGCAGACGATACAAAGTTACAAAAGCAAGTTGATCAAATTCGAAAAGATCTCGGACAAATTGCTTCTCACAAATGTTTTGCATGTGGTACTGAGATTCACGACACTAGCCTTGACAATGTAAAAGCACAGCGTGAAAAGAATCTGCAAGAACTAGCATTGCAGTTGCTGACCAATGATACACAACGACTGGAACATCAAGATCGATTGATATCTCTTGGTACCATTGGTTCTGCGCCGGTGGTATTTTATGACAATTTAGAGCAAGCACTCAATCACAAAAACACTGTGGATACCTTGCGCAAGGATCTTGCAGCAAGGTCTGCGGATACTGATCCATATGCAGAACAAATTGCTGATATGCAGCATCAAGCATTGCAGCTGGTAAGTTACGATACATTAAACGAATTCACTAGAGTGCAAGAGCATCAGGAGTTTTTGTTAAAACTGCTAACCAGCAAAGACTCATTTGTTCGTAAAAAAATCATCGATCAAAATCTAAGTTATCTCAACTCAAGGCTCACACACTATCTTGACCGTATTGGATTACCTCATACTGTGAAGTTTCAAAACGATCTTACTGTGAGTATTGAAGAGCTGGGTCGCGAGTTGGACTTTGATAATCTATCACGTGGCGAACGCAATCGACTGATCCTGAGCATGAGCTGGGCTTTTCGAGATGTGTGGGAAAGCCTGTATTGTCCTATCAATATCTTGTTTATCGATGAGATGATCGACTCGGGTCTAGATACACAAGGCGTAGAAAATGCGCTGGCATTGCTGAAGAAGATGAGTCGTGAACGCCATAAGTCAATTTGGTTGGTAAGTCACAGAGATGAACTGACCAGCCGAGTAGAAAACATACTCAAGGTTGTAAAGGAAAATGGATTCACAAACTACAACACCGAGGTTGAACTTGTATGACTCTGGCAACCTGGCATTTTCATATTGAAATATCCAGCAAGTGTACCTTGCGGTGCCCTAGGTGTGCTCGTCAAGAAGTTCCTGATGGTCTAGTCAACACAGAACTAGATCTAGAATTCTTCAAACGTAATTTTACGCCCGAGTTTGTGTTGGCAAACGTAGAGAAAATCACATTCTGCGGCGATGACGGTGACCCTATATACGCCCACGATCTAATACCTGTGATACAATATATCAAGAGTATTAAGCCTGTAGAGATTGTGATTGTAACCAACGGTAGTCATAAAAAAGTATCCTGGTGGAATGAACTAGGATCATGTTTAGGCCCGTGTGACAGTGTACACTTCAGCATCGACGGCTATGACAACGCCAGCAACAATCTTTATCGTGTGAACAGTAATTATGACAGTATAGTTGCAGGACTAACAGCACTTAGAGCCGCAAGCCAATGTCAAATAGTCTGGGCTGCAATTGCATTCAAGTTCAACGAGGATCACATTGACCGTATGCAGCAGTCTGCCCAGCAGCTGGGTGTGGATCAATTTCAGTTGACCAAGAGCACAAAGTTTGGCAGCGTGATTCCATCTTACGGCGTCATGGATCCGCTGGAACCCAGCAAGAAATACGTCAGCACTTCACATCGCTTTGAGCGTGAAACCACAGCATTTACAGATTCTGGAAAGTGGGAGCCAATTCCACTCATAAACAACACTTTGTTTAATCAAACCAAAAGTCGCAACGGCGTTACACCCTTGTGCGAGATAGGCAACAAGGGATTGTACATTGATGCTCGTGGCAGGCTATTCCCCTGCTGCTGGGTGGCCAATAGATACAATCACAATTCAGACTGGCAGCAAATAGCAAACAACTTTAATTTACATATCAGACCACTTGCAGATTCAATTGCAGATCCTTTTTGGACAGCTGAGTTCCAGTCATTTGAGTGGCAAGAATGCCAGACCAAATGCAAGAGCTCAGTAGTTGATAAAAAATATGCCACAACCTGGTGAAAGAGATAACTAAACTGCAAAGGTAATACAACAAATTCTCGCATGACATGGCACTACCAAAACACCCCAGTTGAGACACTGCCCGAAGAATGCATAGGATTTGTTTACCTGATCACCAATAATCTTTCTGGTCGCAAGTACATAGGCAAAAAACTAGCTAAATTTTCAAAAACCACATACAAAACAGTCAAG